GCGCCATCCGTCAACTTGGATGTACCGTTACCGACCAGCAACTCGTCAAGCCTCGCCAATTCGGCGTTGTACTTTTTAACGGGGTCAGCGTCGAACTCTAGGCGTTCGATTTCGTCGGCCATCTTGTCGAGTTCTTTGGTCGCGTCTTTGGTCGCTTTAGACAGGCCACCGCCTCCACCGCCTCCACCGCCTCCAAGCGATGCCGTCATTGCCTTTGTCAGTCGCTCATTAACCTCCTGAGCAGAACTGCTGCGCTCAACTGCTGCGGTGTAGTTGTTAAGTTCAGCCGTTGCAGCGGCGCGGATAACTCCATCGCCAGACCCAAGGGCCGATGCCAATTCCGCCTTCTTCGCCGCAACCAGACCAGCAGTTCTTGCCTGAATTAGCGTGTTGCCAGACTCCAGCGCGCGGTTTTGTGCCTCGAGCCCGATTGCCCCGACGTTGAGGTTCGCCGTTGCACTTATCACGCCAGCCAGTGCAGACGCAGCCGCACTTAGGTTTTGCGCAAGACGCGCCGCCTCGCCAGCCGCGCCACCGATGTTAGAAGATGCTGCCGATGCGTTGGATGCTACGTCTGCCGCGCTACGGGCCGCGTCGAGCAATGCCTGATAAGCTGCCCGCGCCTCTGCGTTCATATTCTCCAAGCCGCCGCTTGCATCCAAAAGGTGCGCCGCGAGTGACGCCATTGCGCGGGCCTGCCCGTTGAAAGTGTCCATTGCAGAGATGTTTGCAAGTGCTTGCTGGAAGTCGCCCGCCTGATCTACGCCCAGCCCCAGCTTTTCGGTGACGCCAGAAATACCAGCGAGCATTTTTTCAATTCCAGCCGAAGCGTCCGATGCTGCGAGATCGTTCTGCGCCTGCATAACGTCCCGCACAGACGTTGCCATGCTGCCATACTTGGCTACCAATTCCGAAATGGCGGGGATCGCTGCAAAACTGGACGCGGTGTATTTCGCAGTGGCGTCCGCAAGGTCGTTCACAATAGGCAGCGTCTCGCCAAACAGCAGGTTCATCTTTTCGATTGAATAATCAAATGCGCTGGCTGTGGCGTCCGCTTCGATATAAACACCGCTCAATTCAGCAAGAGCAGCCTTGGCGTTTTTGACACCCTGCGTTTCGGCAAGCCCCAAATACAGCACGTTGCTGATACGCTCTTGTGCCGCCAAGTGTATCTTCGCAGCCTGCACAGCACCTTCGGCCTGCACTTTGTTGAAATCAGCCGCCGATTTTGCTGCCATGTAGTTGCCGCGCGTGATGTTGCTGTAATAGGCGTTTGACGCAACATCCAGCCGCGCCATAGCCGCGATACTGTCACCCATTGCAGCAGACATATCAGCCGCCGCCGCTTTGGCGTCCTTCATTGCACCAGCTAGACGGACAACCGCCGTAACAGCAGTCACCACCGCAACAAACGGGATCAGGTTCATTGCCAAAGCAAGGCCACTAGCCGCCGCCGTGCTGGCGAGCATAGCAACCCTTGATCCAACCAGTGCGATAGACATGGAGTTGACGCCGACTAGCATCGCTGGGATGCGAGACAATGCCAAAGTACCCAGCGCAATGCCCAGCACATCTGCGTTGTCTGCTAGCGTGGTCACGACATAAGCAGCCGCCTCCATCGCTGGCACAACGGCAGTCAATAGGGCGTTGCCAAACACAAGGACAATATCCCTGCCCGCCGCCATCGCCAGATTGAAACGCTGATCCAGACTCGCAGACATTTTATCAAACGCCTCTTGCGTCATGCCTGTCTTGGCTTCCATCTGGCCTAGAATTTCATTGTATTGACCGCCCGCTTCGCCTGCGAAAAGCAGCGCCGCCTTTAGGGCCTCAACACTACCGAAAAGCTGCGACATGGCGTCAACATTGCCGCCTGTCTTTGCCACAACATCGGCAAGGAACCCGCTCAGGCCCTGCGCTTGAAGGCCCGCTGCGTTGAACTCGATGCTAAGGTCTTTTGCAACTTTCTTGGCTTGATCGGTCGGTTTGATCACGCCAACAAGGGCCGCATTCAGGCTCGTAACCGCCGCCGATGTGGTGAGGTTGTTTTTTGTCAGAGCCGCGGTTGCCGCGACCACTTCATCAAATGATATCCCCAGAGATTTAGCAGTCGGAATGACGCCGCCCAAGTTTGCCGACAATTCACCTATCGTAGTGACGCCGGATTTCATGCCGACGAACAGAGCGTCAGAAACTTCCGCCGCGCTTATGGCTTCTTTGCCGTAACTGTTGATCACGCCAGACAGGATGCCTGTTGCCGTGGTCACGTCCGTTGCGCCACCGATGGCCAATTTGTTCGCAGCATCCAAACGCGTAGATGCTTCCTCAACGCTTGATGCGCCGGATGAAATTGCCTGATAAAATGCCTCAACCTGTGCGGTTGCCGATCCGCCAAACTCACGCGCCATTCCGCGCGCCGATGCCGTGATGGCGTCAAGCTGTTGTGGTGTGCCTTGGATCAGCGTGGACGTTTCGGCAAGCGCCGCATTGAAGCCGCGTGCGATACCGATGGCCTGCCCCGCTGCTGCAAAGCTGGCGTAGCCCACCGCCATACCTGCAAGTGCCTTGGACGCCGCAAGTGCAATGCCCCGCGTTCTGTCAGACGCTTTTGCGAACCCGTCAATCTTGGGGGTTGCCGCACCCGCACCCCGGCCTGCGCGATTAAAACCCTTTTCTGTACCAGCCACGGCCTTTTCAGTTGCCGCGCCCGCCTTAGTGGTGGCTTCCAGCGCGTCCTTACCTTTGAGCAGGCCGCGCGTGTCGGCACCAAGGATCAGATCGGCAAAATTCTGGCTCATTTAATCTAATCCTAGCTTTTACATTCTGCTGATTAGACGCCCCGCTAACGGGACGCCTTTGGCCTATCTACCGGAGCAATCGCCAGAGCGTTGACGCCGCTTTCGCGCTCGGCATGGTAGCCTTTGAACATCTCAGCCAAGATGCTGGTATCGTCCTCATCCAGACCCTTGGCGGATGCGTAGGGCCAGAGAATATCCCAGTCGGTCGGACCTTCGGACATGCCGTTACTGCGTGTCGGGCCTAGATCGAAGAACAGCCCGACTAGATATTCCTCTGCGTCCAGATCCGGCAAGCCGAAGTCTGTCACGCCAGCATCGGACCATTGCGCCATGCGCGTTTTCTCTTGGTCCTTCGGTCTGGCGTGCAGGTAGCCGATCTGTCTGGCGTAGAGCTTTAACCCTTCGGCCCGTTTCCCAAGCGATTAGCCTGCGTTCCTGCAAACTCGCCGATTTGCTTTGCAAAAGGGTTGTTTTTCATTTCGAACACAGGCGAACCGTCTTTGTCTGTAACTTGCTCGCCGTCTGCATCCTCTTTGACGCCCATTTCGGGGAACGTCAGGTCAAGGAACCACATCGCGTCATCAGCAGTCGCGGGCTTTGTACCGTTCATCACGTTCTCAAAGCCGACAATGAAAGGTGCAGCGCCTTCGCAAAGCTGCATATGAACATCCTCCATTACGCGCGCCTCGTCGTCATCCTTGTCGCCCTTTGCCTTTTTGCTCATCATCGCGGCTTTTTGCTTGGCACGCATTGCGGCCTGAACCGACTTCGAAGCGGTGCCGCGCACGATCACCTTGCACGGTTTATCGCCGTCCATCATCGGATCACCTGTCCACGGGTCCATGATCTGCATTGCAGATCCAGCTTCGGCATAGGCACGGGCGTTAAATTTGTTGAAATCCATTGTGTTTGTCCTTGGGGTTCTGGTTCATTGCGGGGTGCGACGGTAGAACCATCCGCGCCGCACCCCTAGCCGCCGTAGCGGATTAAGCTGGCTCTGCCGCCTTCACGGTCAGGTCGTTCTGCTTAAAATTATAAACAGCGCCTTCGTAGCTGGAATCAGTTGCCTGATTTTCCTGATACGAGTGAACATAGCCCGCTGCGTATTCCACCGGATCGCCGGACACCAATGCTTGAGCCGCGCCGGAACCTGTGCCGATCTTGACTGCGCAAGCGCCGCTTGGCCCGTCGCACAGCGTCTTGAACGCGGCCTGACCTGTCGCCAGTTCGCTTCCGTCAATGCGGAACGAACCCTGACTGTCAACGCCGGATGCTGAACCCTTGGTCCCTTTCGTGAAGCCTGACTTCAGGTCGGGAATGTCGATGTTATTGTTGGTCACACCGAATTGCGGGAGCGTTTCGGGGAACTCCAGTTCGACCCATGTCAGCGCCTCAAAGCCTGCGGCGTCGTTGGTCGCGGGGAGTGCGGTAGAGTAAAAGATGCTCTTACCGATGTTATTTCTGGTAGCCATGATATTGCCCTTTCATTTGGCAAAGCGGACAGGCCCGCCTGAGCGGGTGTTGTCTGTCCAGAGTTGGGGAATTGCCTACCGTTCGCCCCGTGGGGCAGCCCGCAGGCGGGGCAAACTTACTCGGCGTCGATCCAACCGATTGCGCGCCATGCGGCTGCGTCTTTTTGCAACGGGCGCGCGATTGCGCCGATTGCGCCGTTTCCGGCTTTGGTGTTTTTCAGCGTTGCGCGATTAGGCGTTGCGGCCTTTGGCGCTTCAACAGATTCTTGCACCGCCGGAGCGGTTTTCTTCTTTGCCATGACGGCCTCCTTATGATGTTTCATAGTCAATCTGGACATCTGTTCGCCAATCCGAACCGTCGCGTATGCCCTTCAAAATGTTTGGCTCATCTATTATTGCGACCGTTCCTGCTGCGTCCGTCATGCGCAAAGCCTTCGGGAAATGCAGCGCGATACTTCCTGAAACTGTCAGCGCCAATGTGTCGAATTGGTCGAGGTCGGTAATAACCGTGACTTGAAAGAATCCCCGCGCAATTACTCCGCTTGCGCCGCCTTTGACGCCGGGATTGCGACGCGAAACACGAATAACGTCTGTCACCAAATAGGGCCGCATCATTGCCTCCGGCTTGTCTTTGTTTTCGTACAGGATCGGATATGCGGGCGTTAGGGTTTTGAGGCGGGCGCGTAGAACGCGGCTTATGTCGGTTTCTTTCACTTGCTCACCTCTTTGGCGCGCGCCGCCACGAACTCGGGGAACTTGCGGGCGTTGGCCCCGACGAAGTGGCGTCCCGCTTGATTGTAGGTCCGGCCCTTGCTGTCCTCACCTGTAAACCCCAACTCCATCCTGAGTGCGTAAGGCGCGGTCCAAGCAAATGTGAGCGTGTCGCCTATATCATACGCCCCCAGCGCCACCGTATAGCTTGTCTCGCCCTCGGTGCCGTTGGATGTCAGGCTGTTCTTTAGGTTCTTCGTTTTGCCTTCGGGTATCTTGCCCTCGACAAACGAAGTCGCGCCTAATGTGATGCCGCGCTGTGCCGTTTGAGCTGCTGATACCACGTCCTGAATTGCCTCGACTGCCACATATTTCAGGTTCTGCGTGGTCAGCTTTTCAAAGTCCGCAAGCTGCGCTGTGAATGTCTTGCCTGCCATGGGCTATCCCTTCGGAACTCGCACGCGATAGAACGTAAAACACGAGCATTTGACGTTGTGCTTTGGCCCGCCCGCCGGATCGTGGCTGTGCTTCATTTGGGCGTCTGGAAAGTTGAACGTCTCGTTGAATTCAATCACCGTACCGTCCATCGCGCTGTGGTCTTCACGGGGGTCGTCTGCAAAGCCGCGCCGCCATTCTTTGGTAACGCCCTCAACATCATCGCGCTCAAGCATTTGCGCATAGGCTTCGTCGCGGCCTTGGGTTTGGGCCTTGAATGCCTCGGCCTCTGCTACGCGCTTTGCCCGCGCGCCTGTGGCCTTTGTCTTGTACGCCTCAACCAATCTGTCAGCGTCCGCTTGGCTGAGTGCCTTGCCGTCTTTGATCGCCTTGCGCACCATGCCGTCAAAGCGGCGGTTGGCCTCTTTGTAGCGAGGCGTTTTCATGCCCTTGTCTTTGAAGTATTCGCCTATGCGGTCGGGGTCACTCAACATGGATCGCAGGTTTATCATGCGGTCTGTTTGCGGGCCGTCCAGCCCGATGATGCCCACGCGCCGCGATGATTTGAGCCGCCCGCCTAAGTCTCTGGCGATTGTGCTTGTCGATCTGTTGTTTTGCAGCCCGTCCACAATGACCTTGCGCGCGTTCAGGATTGCGTCGTCACCTACATTCGTGACCAACGACGCCGCTTGTTCTGTGGCAATCGCAACTGCCCGCGCATGGTTCCCGTCGAACGAAAACCGCCCCGCCAAGCCATTCGGCAAGTCCTGCGTTACCGCCAACCCACCGCCAATGAAAGCGTCCTGAATCGCGCGTTGGAGCGGGTACATCACGCCGCTGTCGATCTTAAACAGCGCCGCCGCTGCCTCGATGTTGCCCGCCTCTAGCAGACGGACCAGCGCGGCCGTGTCGATTGCGCCGCTGGCCTTTGCCATCGCCTCGGTGAACGCCTTGCGGATGGATGCGGTTTGGGTACGGAGCAGGCTTTCTGCGCGGCGCTGCTGTGGTGTCTTTGTCATGTGTCACCACGCGATTAGGCCGCACGGATGCGGCGTTTCGTTGGATTGTCGGGGGTGGTTTAGAGTTTCGCGGCTAAAAGACTGTTGAGCCTTTTTGCGAAGTCATCAAAGTCAAAACGGCCATCGACTGTTACGTCTGATATATCATCGTCGTCGATATACCCTTGTTCTGCCATGTGCCGATCTTCGTCTACGGCCTTGAGAGCATCTGCAATGTCTCTGCCTGTCAGCGTCCTATAAGTCATCTCATCATCCCCATCACATAGCCCAGCAGAAACGCCGCTTCTATCTGCCGATCATACGCCGCAAATACCTCCGGCGCAATCATGTGCATCGCCCAATACGCCTCTGCTGTGCGTCCCGCGTCTAGGTGCGATTGTACCAGCCAGCGTTGCGAGAAGTGCGCCAGTGACGCTATTTCGGACGCTGTGGGCGGGTTAGTCGGCAAGCATAACCTCGTGTTTGACCTCAACGCCGGAAAACAGCAGTGTCTCCACGCTTTCGACCTGCAAGAACTTCGTCGCGCTGGTCACGTCTGCGCTGGTCACGTTGAGCGCGATGTAGTCTGCCTTGGTGGGTTTAACACCTAGCGCGCCGATTGTCAGCATGGTTTTCGTGACGCCAATCAACATACCAGACGCATCCCGCATCATTATGGGCTTTGGCGATACCAGAATATCAAAGTGAACGGGGCTGGTGTTCACCGGAACATCTGGATCAGTCTGCACCGCGCCTTTGCGGCGCAACACGCATGGCGTTCCGATGCTGGCGATACCTTCGGCCACGTCCTTTGCGGCTGCTATTGCCTCTCCGCTCATGACCGCAACAACGTCTTGGTATTGCCGCCGATGAATGGCCTCATCATTCCGTCGATCCGCGTGCTTTTCGGCACCTGCGAACCGCCCTTGCGCCCGGTAAACTCCCACCGAATATCGCCAACGCCTGTCAGCACCTTGTCGCCCGCATCGCTGTAGGTTTTGGAGAACACGTTAGGCTCTGCCAACTCCAGACGCGCCGCCTCATACGTTGCGGCCTCTACGGCGTCTGGCAATGGGTCCACGAACGCAGGCAAGAACCGAGCCACATACTCCGCCGCGATGTAGTCGCCCGCCCGCACAAGAGCCGCCTCTGCGTCTGTGTCAGTCGCCGCTGTCGGTGCGCTGTCGCCCCTTGCAAGGGCGTATGCGCGGAATGATGCAAGATCAGTCATTATGGTCTGTCTCCACAATCTCTGCACGCCCGCCGCATCCGCTGGAAAGTGCAATGGCGGCGCTTACTGCCTCGGCGGCGGTCGCGCCCATGTGCAGCGCACCAAAGGCTATATGCTGGCCCGACCCTATCGCATAGAATGGGGCTTGGTATTCAAACCAGTCGCTTTCGCCGTACTTCTCGCAGACCGTGCCGTCTGATTTTAGCCATAATCCGGAATCTACGGAAAACCCGCTTGCCTGTCTATCAGCCATTGCTTTCAACGCCGATGACGCTTCGCCAAGTTCGCCCGAAAATCCAGCAAATCCGCCGCCTATGTCAGGATGGACCGCTGTCCACTTACGGATTTCGCCGCAATATAAGTCATCGCCGGATACTTGCGTATCGCAGCACATTACGCCGTCTCTGACCACAATAACAGTCATTAAAGGCCCGTGAAAATGGCCGCTTTGACCATCCCGCGCATATCCTGAATATTGGCTCCCTTGGGGATCTCAACGCCGTGGGCTTCGGCCATGTCCCGCAAGTCGCCCTTGCTCATGGCGTCAATCGTTTCTGGCGTGAACGCTTCGGGTTCTGCTGGTGATGGTGCGCCCAATGACTGCGCCGTGTACCGCGCCTGCATGTCTAGCTGTTGCTTGATGTTCATATTCATTCTCCGCTGTGCTTTGTGACGGGGCGAACAATGCCGCCCCGCTTCAAAAATCAGCCGTTTGTGACGATCGAAGCAAGTGGCACGAGCTTACGTTCGATCACGCGGTCCCAATTTGCAGCCAAACGAAGCTGCGCCAGGGTGGCGTTTCCGTCTGTCAGCGTGGTGTTTGTGAATGCAGTGCCGAACGGGTGGATCACCCACGATTTGCGCTCCCAAAGCGTCTCAATGCCTGCACCGTTGCCCTGAGCCGCTTCACGCTCCAGTTCCACCGGAACCTTCGGGCTGCGCTCGCCATAGCCGATCAGGCCAGTGCCGAACAGATAGCTGGTGTAGGTCGCGGCTGCATCGGTGCCGCCCGTACCTGCTGCGGCTGTCATGGGCAGGCTGTCATCGACAACTAGACGGCGGCCAAGGAATGACGGGATGGTGAGCTGCCCGTTGCTGTCCGCAAGGAAGTCAATATCGTTATTGTCCACCATGCGCTTGGCTACAACGGAATGCACGGCGAACACCGCGTAATCGTCATAGTGGTCGCCAGAGGTAAACGCCGCTGCGGTGAAAACTTCGCGCCCGAACAAGGTCCCAGTCGCCACGTCCGCATTGGTAGCGCCTGCGACGTTGTTGACCATATCGCCATCGTCGTTTGCCACGTTGTCGGCAATGACGCCTTGCAAAGATGCAATGGTGCGGCTCTGCCATTGGCGCTGCCAGTATCTGCCGAAGCGATTGCGGACCTGTTGCATTGGATCAGACCCTGCAAGTTCGCCAGTCATGTCCGAAGATTGATAGCCTTGGTTAAGGCTGGCCATACGTGCAACCTGCGTGCCGGTCGTGACCTTCGCAGGCACGGCAATATCGGTTGGATCGTCAGTGCCATAGTTTGGCTCATCGGATGCGTCCAGATCCTTCCAGAACGGCAGTTCTGCAATGCGCCCGCCGTCTGAAAACATGCCCGCAAGGGCAGGGTTTGCAACTGCGATACCGCTGTCAAAGAAAACAGTCTTTTCAGGGCCGTTTACGGCTGTGTACGAGGAGTAGACCTCGGGGACATATACGTCAGAGATTTGTGTGGTAGCCATGAGGCTTTCCTTTCGAGATTATGTGCCGGCTAATTGCCGGAATGTTTCGGGGTCGCTGTGGAATAGAGCCGTGCGCTCTTTGTCGCCCATCTTTGCGAATGTCTCCGCATTAGCTGGGGCGTTGCCGTTCTTGCCACCCGTTGCGCCGCCGCCTG